ATTAAATAATTTTCCAGAAGAATATAAGTCTAAAGTTTGTTTGGTTGTTCAACCTCAAGAGGCAGAACAGGCTAAAGAAGTTCATGATAATATTTGGGTGTTAAGTGGGGATAATATTGGGTATGCTAATACTATTAAAGAAATAACTTATGAGTGGTCTGTTAATAGGAAGGTTAATTTTTGGATGATGGATGATGATTTAGATTTTTATAAAAATCATCCAAAAGGTGATAAGGGTAAAAAAGAAAGAATGAATCTACCAGAACATTTTGATGAAATGTTTAAGGAAACGGAACAATGGTTATCAGAAGGTTTGGTTCACATGGCTCTTGGAACAACTTGGGTTGTACCTTGGGATAAATATCCATATTTGAATAATAGTAGAATTTGTGGAAATAAAATATACAATGGTAAGGAACTTGCAAAGGTTTGGAATAAAATTGATTGGACAGGCTGTTGTGGTGCAGAAGATTTTTATGTTAATTTGCAGTTATTAATTATGGGGTTTGCTAATAAGGTTTGGTACAAATATGTTATTTCTCCTGCTTCTTCTTATTCTGAAGGAGGATGTTCTGTGTATAGAGATTTGGAATATCATAATAATTCTTGTACGGAATTAGCAAAAAAATATCCTCAATTTGTAAGATTAAAAGAAAATGTTGTTAAGAATGGCCCTTGGAAGGGAATAGTTAAATTAGGTTGTCATGTGCAATGGAAAAAAGCATATGAGTCATCTCAGAAATCATCTTTATCCGAATTTTTCTAATGGCTGAATTAAAAGAATATTTAAACGCCATCAATCATACTAAAGAGAATTTAATGGAAGATTCATTATATGAGAAGAAGTATCCAGCTTGGGTAGTGAATCATGCATTGTATGCACATTCAGATACAATATTACTTATCAATGAGATGAATATAAATAACCACTTAGATAATAGACTTCAATTTGACTTTCTACTAAATAGTATAAGATCAAGGAAACGGTATGCTCCTTGGTTGAAGACTTCTAAAATAAAGAATTTAGAATTAGTGAAAGAATATTTCGGATACAGTGATCAGAAAGCTAAGGATGCCTTGGCTATACTTACAAATGATGATTTAGAACATATCCGATCCAAATTGAATAAAGGTGGAAATGAACGGCGAATTGAATTGGACTCCAGATGATATGCTGGAAGTAACTTTAAATGAACCTGATGATTTCTTAAAGGTTCGTGAGACATTATCAAGAATTGGTGTTGCATCAAGAAAAGAGAAAAAATTATATCAATCTTGTCACCTTCTTCATAAGAAGGGGAAGTACTATGTTGTACATTTCAAGGAACTATTTGCACTTGACGGTAAAAAGTCAAGTCTAACTGATAATGATATAGAAAGGCGGAATACGATTGCTTCTCTATTAAGTGATTGGGATCTCGTTGGGATGGTAGGTGTACCAGAACCAAAGGCTCCTCTGAGTCAAATAAAGATTCTCTCCTTCAAAGAGAAGGATGAATGGGTACTTGAAACTAAGTATAACATAGGTAAAAAAAAGGATGAGTGATATAAAATTAGTTAAGTTGAAGTCTGGCGAGGAATTAATTGGGGATGTTACTGTATTGGGAGACTCAGTAACAATTTCCGATCCTTGCCAGTTGGTTCCAACCCCAGAGGGTGTGGGGTTTCATCCTTGGCCTAATCTGGCAAAACCCGGTCCCGTGACGATATCTAAAGATTGGGTAATATGCTTAACTACACCAGTGGAACCAGCTAGTGAAGGATGGAATTCTAAGTTTGGATCTGGAATTATATTAACTCCCAATATACAATTAAATGGATAATAATCTTGACTTTTTCAAATTATTGAGGTATACTATATTATGAAACTTGGAGAATTATGGATTTTTATACAAATGTAACAGTTTTTGGAAACTCTGTTCTTGCCCGTGGCGTCAAGAACGGAGAACGTATTACTATTCGTCACAAATATCAACCTACCCTTTTTGTTCCTGTTAATCCACAAAGCAGTAATCATTGTTATCATTTGAGCAAAACCTTAGATGGTAAATGGTTAACTCCAGTTCTTCAGGAATCTGTTAAAGAAGCTAAAGAATTTATAGAACAATACCAGAATCAGCCTGGTATGATCTATGGGTTTACTCGTTGGCCTTATCAGTGGATCTCTGATACTTTCAAAACAGAAATAAAGTGGGACATGAGTAAAATCATGGTTGCCACTATGGACATTGAAACGGAATCAGAATATGGATTTCCTCAAGTAGATAATCCAATTGAACGTGTCTTATCTGTAACTCTCAAAAATCATCAATCCAAGAAATTTGTGGTGTTTGGTCTGTCTGAATATCAAACAGATCGTGAAGATGTAACTTATATTAAGTGTGAGAATGAAGATGAACTTCTCCGAAAGTTTTTAAGTTTTTGGGGAGCTAATTTACCTGATGTTCTTACAGGGTGGAATACTCGTTTCTTTGATATACCTTATTTGATTAACCGTATTAAAGTTCGATTAGGTGCAGAAGAAATTAAAAAATTATCACCGTGGAAAGCTGTATTTACTGATAAAGTATTTAAGATGGGAAGAAGTCATACCGCATATGATATTGTAGGTGTGAGTCAGTTGGACTATCTTGAACTGTACCAAAAGTACACCTATTCTGCACAAGAAAGTTATACTCTGGATCATATCGGATTTATTGAGTTGGGGAAAAAGAAAAAGAAGAATCCATTTGAAACTTTCAGAGATTGGTACACTAAAGATTATCAGTCTTTCATAGACTACAACATACAGGATGTAGAAATTGTAGATGCTTTAGAGGATAAGATGAGGCTCATTGATCTTCAGATTGGGCTGGCGTATTTCGCAAAGTGTAACTACAATGATGTATATTCTCAAGTGAAAATGTGGGATGTTATTATCTATAATTATCTTAGGGACAAGAAGATACAAGTACCTTTAGTAATTAGACAGATGAAGTCTGAAGCATACGCTGGTGCTTATGTTAAAGACCCGCAAGTGGGATTGCATAATTGGGTAGTTAGTTTTGATTTGAACAGCTTGTATCCTCATTTGATTATGCAGTATAATATCTCTCCTGAAACTATTACAGGAATGCATGAAACTCATCCAGGCGTTGATAAGATGTTAGACCGGGAGTTTGATACTTCTTTTCTTAAGGCCAAAAATCAAACAATAACTCCAAATGGTGCATATTTTACTAGAGATACGCATGGATTTTTCCCTGAGTTGATGCAGAAGATGTATAATGATCGTAAGGTTAATAAGAATCTTATGTTGAAAGCTGTTCAGGAATTTGAGAATACTAAAGACCCTAAATTCAAGAATGATATATCTAAGTACAACAATAAACAAATGGCACTCAAGATTGCACTCAACTCTGCATACGGTGCAATTGGTAATCAATATTTTAGGTTTTATGATACTCGGATTGCAGAGGCAGTTACTTATGGGGGCCAGTTATCTATTCGATGGATCGAACGAGCTCTTAATGAATATTTGAATGATATTTTATTAACAGTTGGAGAAGATTATGTAATTGCATCTGATACGGATTCGGTGTATATTACGTTTGAGAAACTGATAAAGAAATTAAATCCCAAAGACCCAGTGAAATTTTTGGATACAATTAGTTCTGAAAAGATTGAACCATTCATTGAGTCCAAGTATATAGAATTGGCTGAATATGTAAATGCATACGAGCAAAAGATGGTCATGGATCGTGAGGTTATTGCAAACAAGGGTATCTGGACTGCAAAGAAACGATACATTCTGAATGTTCATAATTCAGAAGGTGTTCAATATGCAGAACCCAAGCTGAAGATGATGGGGATTGAGGCAGTTAAATCATCGACTCCACAAGTTTGTCGAGACAAGATTCGGGATGCTCTCAAGGTAATTATGAATGGTGATGAGAAAGAATTAAATGACTTCATTCAAGATTTTCGTAAGGAATGGATGACGATGGAACCCACAGATATTGCATTTCCAAGATCCTGTAATGGCTTGAAGAAGTGGGGAGACTCAAATGGAGTTTTTAAAAAAGGAACTCCCATGCACGTTAAGGGTGCATTGATTTATAATTATCAATTGAAAGATAAAAACCTAACAAAAAAATATCCGTTGATTTTGGATGGTGAAAAGATTAGATTCGTTCATATGAAAAATCCCAATCCATATCAATGTAGTGCCTTTACTTTTATAACCGATTGCCCAGAAGAATTGGATATTATGAAATATCTTGATTATGAGAAACAGTTTGAGAAATCATATGTTGAACCATTGAAGTTCATTACGAATGCAATCAATTGGCAGATAGATGATTCTTATGGTACTCAAACTACACTAATGGATTTTTTTAACTAAGGAAAATAATGGATTCAAAAGAAGTAATAACCCATAGAAAATTTGTAGATAGTGTGACTAGTGAAGCCACTAAAGAATGTGATGTGTTTATTGAGAGACTTGATGAACTTCAGGATCATCCAAAGTGGAATGAACCACAGAGGCTACTTACGGGCGCAATAGGTATTTGTTCAGAAGGTGGAGAATTATTAGATATTGTAAAGAAACTATTGTTTCAGGGAAAACAACCAACTGTTGATTTGAGAGTCAAACTCAAAAATGAGTTGGGTGATGTGATGTGGTATGTTCAACAAGTTATGATTGCGATGGATTGGACATTGCAAGAGGTACTTGCAGAGAATACCAAAAAATTGTCTGGAAGATACCCAGCTGGATTTGATACTGAAAAATCTGAAAATCGTGAGGTATAATGGATTTAAAACAATTTATTAAAGAGTCAGGAAATGAGTATGCTTCCATCGTGGATGATGGGGTTACTAGTGGCGATGTTAATAGTTATATTGATACTGGTAGTTTTCTTTTTAATGCCCTATTGTCAGGTTCGGTGTTTGGAGGTTTACCTTCAAATAAAATCACAGCACTTGCAGGTGAATCAGCCACAGGAAAGACCTATTTTGCACTTGGTATGGTTAAACATTTTTTGGATTCTAATCCTGATGCTGGGGTGCTTTATTTTGAATCTGAATCTGCTATCCCTAAAGAACTAATTATTCAAAGGGGAATAGACCCCACAAGAATGGTGATTCTTCCTGTAGTGACTATACAGGAATTTCGTACTCAAACGATCAAGATTCTGGATATGTATCTTGCAGAGAATGAACAAAAGCCTATGATGTTTGTATTGGACTCAATGGGGAATTTGTCAACCACTAAGGAATTAGAGGATACAGCTGCGGGGGCTGATACCAGAGATATGACACGAGCCCAGATAATCAAGGCGGCATTTAGGGTATTGACTCTCAAGTTGGGGCGAGCAAACGTACCGTTGATAGTGACTAACCACACCTATGATGTTATTGGTTCATATTTTCCTACCAAAGAAATGGGCGGTGGTTCTGGACTCAAATATGCGGCCAGTTCTATTATATATTTGTCTAAAAAGAAGGATAAAAATGGCACTGAGGTGGTTGGGAATATTATTCATTGCAAGAATCAGAAATCTAGATTGACTATTGAAAATAAGATGGTCGATGTTAGATTAGGATATCAATCCGGAATAGATCGTTACTATGGACTTTTAGAGTTTGGTGAAAAACATGGAGTGTTCACAA